GAGCCTTATCGTCGGCAGCGTCAGATGTGTATAAGAGACAAGACACAGAGCACTGAAAAGTCAAGCAATAAATGCAAAACTTTACTTGCGAAACATCATTTCATCATTTTGCACAACTATGTTTGCGTTTTGTTGGCAAATTTGCACAGACTGCCCCTCTTTTCGTTTTGCTCTCTGCTTATTCTACTCTTTTTATGCCAGTCTCGCCAGTTCTTTCTGAAACAGTTCGCCGGAGGTTTTCCATCCGAACATCTCCCTTGGGTAGTCGTTGATCCAGTCCTCTACCCTCTGGATATCGTCCTCTGTCCGGTCATCGAAGTTCTCTCCCTTTGGTATCTTCCTGCGCACCAGTCGGTTCTGGTTTTCGTTGCTGCCACGCTCAAAGGAGCAGTATGGGTGGCAGTAGAACACGGTCACTCTCTTTTCGGACTCATCTGCTGCCGACTGCTGCATTCCCTCCCAGTCAGCGAACTCCGAGCCATTGTCCACGGTTATGGTCTTGAACACCTGCCCGAATCGCTCTCCCCATTCCGCTTCTAACTGATCCAGTCGCTTGCAGACCTGCTCAGTCGTGTGCTCATATAAAAGGTATATGAGTTCGTTCCTGGTCTTTCTCTCTGTCAGTACCAGAAGGCTGTGTTTACTTTCCCCTCTCTTGCCTACCACTGTGTCCATCTCCCAGTGTCCGAATTCCTCTCTGGTGTCGATGTCCTCTGGCCGCTTCTCTATGCTTGTACCTGCGTTGGCTCTCGCCTGCCTGCGGACTTTCTTATTCTTCTTTTTCCGTCTGCCTTTTACTGGGAGTTCCTTATTTGTGATTGTGAGGAATATCCCCTTGTCGATGTAACTGTAAAGGGTCGGCTTGCTAATCTCTGTTTCAAACTCCAACCCCTTGGCTTTAATTTCTCCGAGGACTGCTCCGGGCGAGTATCCGTCCTCTGCTATCTTTGTTTCTATGTACTCTGCCAGTCTGTGGTCTTTGCCTATCTTAAGGTCTGGACCCTTATCTCGCAGGTTCTGTTGATACCTATCCTCTGCGATGTCTGGGGAGTACCGTTCTTCCTCTGTCAGATCTGAATTGGTATGTGTGTATGTTCCTCTCTTTATCTCACGGTATATGGTGCTGACATGGACTCCTATCTGGTCAGCGATTTCCTGTTTGCCGTGTCCTGCTTTCAGCAGTGCTTCTAATTTCAGCCTGTCGGCTCTGGATAACTGTTTAAATCTGCGCATGGCAGCACCTCCTTGTCTCTTTCTACTATTATCGGTGTTAAAGTTATAAATTTCAATAACAAAACACTTATAAATAAGGATAAGATACCAACAAAGAAGTGGTGCTTTTATGGTTATATTTTTGTTGAATTTATGGGTTATAAAAGACTTGAATACCTCCGCAACCCAAGGTAATATACAGACAACCTAAAGGAAAGGAGGTGCATCCGATGAATTTGGATGATTTGGTTTCTAAAATAAATAAGCTGAGTAAAGTTGTTCGAGCCCTTACTCAGCTTGCATTGGAAATCGGAACGCTCGTAGCGGTTATCCGATTCATCATCTTATGATGATGGCTTGGGGGAGGGGTCCACCTCTCTCCCTTGCTTCTCAAAATATACCACACGATTGGAGGTCTTGTCAATGAAACGGTTATGTGTTTCAGTTTCGGTTCTGGCTTTTCGGATAGCGGAGTTGCTTATCGTGGTTTCTGGTCTGCTTCTCCTGCTTTCCAGAATGTAGCCGGTCCGTCCGGGGCAGTGCATCTGCTCCGGCTCTAACCCACCGATGTCTGGTCCCAAGTCCAGAAGGCGGAAGCGTGAGGGGAGCAAAGGACAATGCCATGTCTGAGTGATGTCTGACAAGTTTGCCTGGTTTTTAATGTGAAAGCCTTAAAGGTAGGAGGAGTTATTGGTTTTTACCGATTGCCTATCGCAACTCGTTGATTTTGTTTCCTGCGTTGCAGAGAAAGGGTTAGGTGATGTGTAGCCGAGCACGAGGTCTTATCTGGTGTACCGTAACACTGGACGCTCTCTCCAGTCGGGCGAGACCGATGGGCGACATGGCTTATTGTTCCTTTTTGAAAAACGGCGATAAATTTCCGGCGGTAAAACTCCGGCGATAAAATCTGAAAGGATCTGATAAAATGATTTATATTGATAAGTGCCGCACCGACCTCGGTGTTACCGTGGACGAGTGGGCGGTTGATGATAGATGTCGGTTCTCTGATTCCGGCAAGGTCGGCATAGGGACTGGTGTTCGTGTGCTCGATATTACTGACAAGTTTGGCGATGTTCTGGTTCGCCTTGTGATTTCAGATTCCTGCTCTGACAATGTCAGCAGGTTCTCCTGCAGGGAGGTGTTGTCTCATGAATAAAGAACTGCTTGAGCCGATCATGCGTGCTCACGGAGATAAAAACAAGGACTTGGCTGCGGCCATTGGTATGTCCGTTCCGAACTTCTCCACCATCTGGAATGGTCGTGGCGAGTTTGCTCTGAAGTATATCCGTCTCATTGCCCGGAGATATTCTCTTACCCCGGAGCAGGTCTATAAAATCTTTATCTTTCCGCAGGGGTAATCATTGCCCCTGCTTTTTCTTTGGCTTTCAAATCTGCCCCATTTAGGCAATAAAAAAGACCCAGTGGGTTTTTGTTCCACTGGGTTGCTTTTCGTCTTATTCTGGCTGTCACGGTGCGCCACGCTCTGGGTTCTGCGTTGCGGTGTTCCCGACATTTATGTCGGTCACGTCGTCCGGGTGCTTACCCCCTTTAGAACCCCCTCTGCGGCACATCATACCTTCACTCTTTTTATAAGTCAATCGCCAATTACAGAAGTTCATTGACCTTCTTCTGCACGGCTGCGTAGTCGTATCCGGCTGCCTTCAGCTTCTGCTTTCTGGTTTCGCCGTTGCCCCACTTACCTGCGATCACTTCCTTGGCTACCTCAGTAACGCTTTTCTGCTGTTTTACTCCAAGCTGTGCATTGACCTCTTTCTGGACTGTATCGTAGTCATATCCTGCTGCCTTGATGCGGTTCTTTCTGTCATCGCCATTTCCCCACTGTCCTGCAATGACTTCCTTGGCGATTTCTGCCACGCTCTTTTTCGGTGCGGAGGTTGCTCCTGCAAGGCGGTTCACTTCTGCCTGCACCGTTGCGTAGTCATATCCGGCAGCAGCCAGTCTATTCTTGCGGTCATCTCCGTTTCCCCAGTCTCCTGCGAGCACTTCCTTTGCCACCTCAGTGACGGATTTCTTCTCGCCCTGGTTCTCTTTGATTTCCTCTCCGTAGTAGTAATCCATATCTACCTTGCCATCGATGCCGCTTACTGTTCCGGAACTGGTGTACTGGTGGAATGCGCAGTCATAGTCCGGAGATCCTGTGTAATCTGCGAGCCAGTACACATACTTGGAGAGCACTTCGTTCGAATACATATTTCTGTGGTAGTCGATGTTGGAATAAACACCTGCCTTGTATCCATGGCTTTCCACATACTCGCAGAATGCCTTTGTAAATGCGATGCACTCATTCTTTCCGAGGGTTACTCCCTTTGCCTTGGCTTTCTTTACAGTGTCGTACTCAAAATCGTAGAATACAATCACATCTTTTCCGAGACCTGCCTGCTCCATCTGCTTGATGCAGAATGCCGCCTCCTGCGCTGCCTGCTCTGCGTTGATCGCATAACTGAAATGATATACTCCCTTGATTTCGATGCCGTTCTTTCTGCAGCCTTCCACATACTGGCGGAACTTTGCGTCTACCGTCTGTGCGTATCCTTCACGAAGGATTGCGAACTTGATGCCGTCTGCTGCTACTCTGGCAAAGTCTACATTGCCCTGCCAATATGAAATGTCCATACCTTTGATTGTCATATCTGTTTCCTCACTTTCTGTAATAAAATAGGGCAGCCTACTGGCCGCCCTGCTGCGTATGTTTCCTGTTACTGTTCCTCGGCATCATCCGAAGCACCGATTTTGGCGGAGTCGGTCAAGCCTTCCCCGATGATGTAAGCCACCACGGACGCTCCTGCCATGATGAGTGCAGTTACCTGCGTTGCCGTGTTGTCTGTTCCGCCTGTGGCGAGGATCATCATTGAGACGAATGATGCCACTGCCGTCCACAGTTTTCTGCTTGTGAGTTTTCTTACCCAGTCGATTTTCTTCATTGCTTTGTCCTCCTGTTATACAATTTGTTTTAGTGCCTGTTCGTTCAGAAAGTCCTTCTGTTCATGTTTGACCTTCTGAGCGTAGTCGAGTGCTGCGTGCATATCCCCATTGCAGTGTGCGTCTGGGATTCTCTGCACCGCTCTGGCTGTCGCTTCTCCGAGTGCCAGGGAAGCATTGACGCAGTTGATGATGCAGAGTTCATTCTTCTCTCGGATCTGCTCTCTGGCATCTACTTCCTTCTGTCGTTCTTCCCGCTCTGCTTTTTCCTTGTCGGCACGCTTCTGTATGCTCTGCTCGATGAGCCAGAAAAAGAAGCCAGTCAGTGCCGATGGGATACTCGCTGCCACGATGATTGCTGTCACATCCATGCGCTGCACCTCCTCTCTAAAAAGACCGCCTTGTCCAGACGGTCCTTAATTCTGATTTAATTTCTCACACCACTTGCATGGGTACTGCGTCATCGGTATGTGGTAATTTGTGCAGTGGGCACAGGTGCCGCTTTCCTTGCAGTCGAGGTCACATTCTTTCATGTGCTTATGGCAGTACCTGCTCCCATGTGCGTGGGTACATTGGAAGTTATTTTGCCTTGGTTTCTGCCTTGTACTTCTCGCCTGTGATTTCCTCGTACTCTGCTTCATCAATAGTTCCCTTCTTCACTCTGACCGCGATCTGTTCCTTTGTCAGCCTGCCTGCGGCATAAAGTCTTTTCAGACTGTCGATTAATACTCTCATTATAACAATCCCTCCTCGATAAGCTGTGCGGTGTAATCATCAATCGCCTTGTCGGTATTGATCTGCTTAATGGATTCCAACATCTGGTATTCCGATACAGTGATTTCCCTGCTATCGCACTCCCAGTCGGTGTAGGCTTCCATGCCCTCGGTTGCTTCGTGCTGCACTTTCTTGATGTTCTTTCTCTGGATGTAGATGCCGTCAGCCACAAGCTGCAGCTCCTGCGGCTCCTCGGAGCATCTTTCCTTGGTCCATTCCTTCATGGTTCTGCCTCCTTTTGATTTTTGATATTATTTTCTTAAGCCGGCCCACATGGATATAAGGTTTTATCCTGCTCTGGTAACAGTCATATGTGTCCGTGCAGGTAAACCATCCCATGTACGACAGCATGGCTTCGATGTGTCTGTGAAAGTATCCACGGTTCGCTTCCTTTGACCTCTCCATCTTCTTTGCCAACCGTGTTGCGGATAGCATGATGTTCTTTCTGATCAGCGTCTTGGTTCTGTAAAATATAAAACCCATGAAATCCAGTGCCCTACCTATCTTCCGCTTGCCCTTCTCGTAGTAGAATTTGCATACCTGGTAGTTGTGCTTCAGCTTTAATCTGAAACGCTGACCGAGCATCTTCCTTATCTCCACGATGGCTCTCTGGAGGACTTTCTTGCTGCTTGCGAATATGACGATATCGTCCATGTACCTTTGTAGCTTTGGCAGACCGAGCACCTCTGTGATCAGTCGGTCGAGTGGTTCTAAGAGGTAATTTGCCAACCACTGGCTGATGTAAAATCCGAGAGGGATTCCTTTATTAAATCCCTGTAGGCATAATCCGATGATGTATAAAAACCAGTCATCCTTGATTCGGATTGCCAGTTCCCTCATCAGAATTTTCAGCCGGATACTATCATAAAAGTGCCGGATATCCATCTTTGCGAAGCACCGTGTTCCCTTCGGGTCATGCAACAGCCACCGCTCTATCTGTCTCTTTCCGTAGTGTGCTCCACGCTTTGGGAACGAACCGCAGGAGTATGGATAGGCTGTGGCTGTGATGATTGGCTCTAATACCAGAACGATGATGTGGTGCAGCCATTGTTCATGGATTTCCGGCATATAAATTTTTCGTCTTTTCCCATGTTCGAAGATGATTTTCGGGGTTCTTTTCTTTGGTTTGTATGCCAGTTCCGGGTGTGGGACGTCCACTCCCTCCGGCTTTGTGTTTAGGATCATGTCGTACATTTTCTGCACCTCATCATCGAGGTGTGCGTCTATGTACTGGATCTCTTTTCTCTTGGTTTTTCCTTTGCGTAATTTCTTATATGCTTTCCGAATGACATCATCCTTCAGCATTTGTTGATACAGATATTTGTACTCTTTGTGACCGTGTTCCGGTTCATTACGCAGATGGATTTCTGTGTGTGTTTTTCGCATTCTGCTGAGTACTCCTATAAGATATTTTTTCTTCTATCTCCTACGCACGGCAGGTGCGACCGCTTTACCGTGCGTCCTGTGTCGGACTCATTTCCACTCATCTTCCCAGTAATGGTGAGTAAACCTTGTTTCAAAGGTCAGCGGTGTAGGAAGCAGGACTGCTTTGGGTTGTTATTCCGTTTAAGATAGAATAAGGCGGCCCCGATGTTCCAGTTGGCATTCCCGGCAGTGTTGTTCACATTCAAGTAGCGCAAACCATCATTCGTACCGTTGTTGCAATTACCGAACCGAAGGGCGACCGCCCGAGGTGACGCAGTCCTGCGCCCCTGTTATTCTTCCTTACGCTATTAAAATCCGATTTTGTTCCACTGGGGGAATTCTGCTAACGCAGACCCCCAGACCCCCTATCACGGTGTCTTGCTTACGCTGCGACCCCGACAGGTGGTAAAAGAAGGACGGCGGCCCCGATGCTCCAGATGGCATACCCGGCAGTGTAGGTCACAGACAAGTAGCGCAAACCATAGCATGATGCGGTTCGGATCTGAAGGAGAGAGCGTTATCTCCTGTCCTGTGATGCGCTTCCATTCGCTCTCAAAGTTTGCCACCATTCTTGTTTTCATTGCTTCCAGTGTGTCATTGTCAATGAACGACACCTCTGGGAGGTCTTTTACGCTTTGGATTGTGTCAGACATTTGTTATTACCACCTCCGCCTGCAACTGCCCATCCTCATTGAATGAGAAGTTGATATCTTTTACTGTTGCCCTTGGCTCGTACCGGTCCGTCTTGTCGATGATCTCCACTGCGAACTGGCTCTTTGCCACATCCATCGGCATCCCTACGAAGTCCGTGTTCAGACCGAATTCCCGGTCAAGTGGGCACGTTCCCTCTGCCGTCTGGTATAAGCATTCCAGACATCTTTTAATATCTGCGATGTCCCCGCTTGCGTAGTCAAAGGCTACGGTTATGTGTTTTAAGTCTATTGTCATTCCGCTGCCCTCCCTACAGATATTCTTCCAATGAAAGATTGACATCCATCTTCTGGATTTCCCCAGTGCCCATAACAACAAGGTTTGACTGGGTAGCCTGTGTGATCTTCCACCTGTTCGACCCTACGGCATGGTTTCCGATGACCAGTTTCTCCACTCTTCCCTGTTGCACTGCTTTTGTGATTTCGTGGAATGTTTTCCATGGCTTCACTCCATGCTGTGCGTTCAGTACGACCTTGAATTGTACGGTCATCAGTTCTGGGTTGAGGAATTCTGACTGCGGCTTTTTCCCGATGCGCTCATGCTTCGCCCAGTTTGCTGATATGGTTCTCTGGTAGTCTGTGAAGTTGAGGATTCTGCTGTCGCTCGTTTCAAAGACGATCAGTTTTCCAAAGTTTCCTATTCTTCCCATCCCATCAACCTCCCAGTGCCTTTACTCTTTTTTCCAATGCGTCCAACTGTGCCTGCAGGGACGGCTTTCCTTTTGTCTTGGCTGTGTCATCCTGCAGGTTGGATATCCCGGTCTTGTTATCATCAATGTCCGAGAACGCATCGTTTATCTGTTCCAGTGTCACATACGGCTTGTCCTCGTATCCGTACCCTTCGAATTCTATCTTCGGGGCACGCAGGATTATTGTCTGCTTCTTTTCTGAATAGGACATGACTGCTTCATTCACATTGTTGCTCATCTCCTGCCGGAAGATGCCTGCGCCACCCTCATGTGGTGTGTTCGCTGAATTATACACCGGTCCGAGTATGACCCCGGACACCGTGCCGTTGGAAAAGCAAGCCACGACCACGAGGTCGTCTACCTTTGGTATGTTGTACTGCAGGGCGAGGAATGGAAGCTCGCTTGTCACGGAGTCGTCTCTGTCCTCATACACCACTCTGGCTTTCCCTGCTGTGTAATTGATTGAGGATATCTTCCCCAGTCCGATTGTCGCTGCTGCCATGCTCTCCATCTCCTTAGTTTGGGTTTATCCATGACCCCGGCACTCCTGCCTTGGTCGTTAGATTCAGCATACCCTGTGAAATGTTGAATATCGTATATGTTCCAGGTCGTCTTGTACCTGTCGGGTGTCCTCCAGTTACCTTGCCTGCCAGTGCTTCGGCTGCGGTGTAGTAACCCTTTTTCGTAGTGGTCAGTGTGTACTTTCCGCCCTTTACTGGTGTCTGCGTTCCTGTGGACTTCGTTGCCGTGGTAGTCGCTGTGGAGGACTTTGTCTCCGTCTTTGACTTCTTTGCCACAGCCTTGGTCGATGATTTGGCATCCGTGAAGCGATCCGCCACTCTCCGAAGGTCGAGTTTCTGCTTACATCCGCTTCCGATATCCCATGTGACCTTTTCCACATAGTACTTGCCGTCCAATTTTCCGAAGCCTTTTATGGTCACGCAGGAGGTCGCTATGATCTTCCTGTTGGCTCTGGTCATTGTTACCGACATGGTTGTGTCGCCCTTGTTGGCTTCATTGATTTTTGCCAGTGTAATGCGCTCTGCTTCCGATGCGTTGCTCGCTGCATCCGTGACCTTCAGTATCCTGTTTCCGCCACCGACCTCGACCTTTATCGTCTGGTTCTTATCATTGTTGGTGTACTCATATTTCGCCCCGGTGTAGGTTCTGCACAATTTTGTGTTCCATGACCAGTTCGGTTCTATGTTCTGTTCCGTCAGCGTTGCCACTGATTTCTTTTTCTCATAGGTGGCTTCGTTAAACACCACGATTTTGTTTTTATATATCTTCATGGCGAAGCCGTAGAGTTTTACCAACTCGTTATAGAATGAGCAATCATCCTTCTCGCTCTGCTCCACCTTTTCTATTGGTATCCTTGGTGCTTCATAGTACAGTTTGATGCCCGCCCGCTTTGCGACTTCCTGTCCGATATTCTCCAAGGTTGTTTTCTCATATGTTTTTGTTCTCTGTGTTTCCTTGAAGCTGCTGTCTGCCGGAAGTGCCAACGCTTCCAGTTTCAGCTTGACTGGTGTTCCAGAAAAACTGAAATCATCAATCACAAAAGACCCGCAGCTTAATTTCTGCGTATCTCCTTCTTTGCTCCAGTTTTTCATAATAATCGTGGCCGCCATAGTGTCTCCCTTGCTTGGAAACCATGACTTGATCCACTTCCTGTCTCTGTCATTGATGTTGAGGGAGAGGCTGTCGCTCTCTCCCGATGCAACATCTGTGTAACTGAATGACTGGAGGTACTCTGCGAGTTTGGTATCGATCCGCTTTCCGTTATATGAAACGGAGGCTGTTGCTTTCCTTGGGTCCATGCTTAATCCCTCCATATTGGCAGATCTTCGTCTACCTCATCTGCCAGTTCCGGTGTGGCGAGAGTGACCCCGCCCGGGAATACCAGGTATTCCAGTAACAGGCGGTTGTTCTCCATGAGGTATCCTGCGTACTTCTCATCTCCGTAGACCTGGTACGCTATCTTATCCCATGTGTCGCCCTGCACCGTTTCGTATGTGCTTGCCATTCTCTCGCCTCCTTAGAACCTCTTTCTGTCGTTGTCACGCTGCCACTGCTCCATCATTTCATTGAATTCTGCTTGTGACATACGCTCTGCTTCCACCAGATCATCCTTCGTAGGTGCTGCGCCGTTGAAGTTATATACTGGTGCGTAGTTTATTGGTGCTCCGTTTGCTGTCGCAGGTTGCGGTTCGTTTCCACCGCCACTCAGTCTGTCGAGCAGACCGGATATTGGTGTCTGCGTGCTTCCCTGCATTGCTGCCCCGACCTTATCCACCAGTGCCGACAGTGCGTTGCCTGCGCCACCGTTCTGGCTCTCTGCGAGAATGCCTTTTAGGATGGTCGTCATTTTCTCCCATAACTGGGAAAGAGGCACGATTGCTTCTGGTCCTGCTTCTCCGCCTGCCATTAAGTTTCCGCTTTCCGGATTGATTCCGAATGCGGTAGGCTGCGTCATAATACCACCATTTTTGTACCATTCGATTGAGAACTTAGGCAGTGAGCCTTTTCCTGCGATACCGTATGGTGCTTGTCCTCCACTTACACTGATGTGTGGGAGGTTGAGGTGCGGCAGTGACCACTTGAAGTTAAATGCTCCCTTGATTTTGTCCAGTGCTCCGGTTACCACGCTTTTCGCTGCTTCCAGTTTGTCACTGAATGCCTGCTTGATATTCCCAAGGACATTCGTGACGGCTGTTTGGGCTGCGTTCAGTTTGTTTGTGAATGCACTTGTAATGGAGGATAATTTTCCTCCCGTCAATGTATCCACGGTGCTCATCACACTGGAGAAGGTGCTTTGTACTCCTGCCATTGCTCCTGCGACCACTCCCTTAATGCCTCCACCTGCGCTGTCATACGCAGATTTCATGGCATCGAGTTTTGCCCCTACATTTGCTCTGGCTGTTTCCATGAGGTTGCCGGCTGTGTCTTTGACATTGTTGAATGCTTCCGAAACGCTCGCCTTTACCTCGCCCATCTTGGATGTGAACTTATCCTTGATGGCTGATAACTTTCCGCCTGTCAGATTGTCTATGAATGTGTATCCGGCTGTGTAATATCCTTTGACACCCTCGACCGCTGCGGCTGCTACACCCTTGATTCCGCCACCGTGTTGCTCGTATGCGGTTTTCATGTTGTTCAGCTTTTCGCTTACAGTGTCCTTGGCTGCCTGTAATACTGTACCTGCCGTCTGCTTCACATTGTTCCAACATTCGGACGCTTTTTCTTTAATTGCCGTCAGCTTTCCGCCTGTGGCTGTGTCTATGGCATTAAATGCTCCGGTTACTACACCCTTCAGTGCGTTCAAAGGAGCGAGTGCCAACGATTTCAGCGCATTAAATGCTCCGAGGAAGATGTTTTTCAGTCCATCCAGTGCCCTGCTCCAGTCTCCGGTAAATACCCCGGCTACGAAGTCAATGATTCCCTGGAATACCTGTTTCACTCCGTCAATTACTCCCTTGACGGTTGTCCACCATCCATCAAATACACCCTTGATAAATTCGAAGGCTACCGGGAATTTATCTTTGAAACCGTCCACCGCATTGCAGACCGCATCTTTCAATGCGGAGAACTTTGCGGAGATCCACTCTCCGAGTTGCCCTGCCTTTTCCTTTACCGTATCCCAGTTTTTATACAGTAATACACCGATAGCGATTACTGCTCCGATTGCCAGAATTACTAAGCCAATCGGACTGGTTAAGAATGTAAACGCTGCACCCAGTGCGGTCGTTACCGCTGTCGCCGCCGTGCAGACCACGTTCCATGCGGTTGTGGCTGCTGTTTGTGCCCATGTTGCTGCTGTGGATGCTGCTTTCACGATTGCGTCCTTGGCATATAGTGCGTTCAGATACAATGTTTCCGCTTTATCCTTTATCTTGGCTACCCGAAGCAGTGTCATTGCCTTGGTAACCTTTGCGATCTCTATCGCTGTTTTCGCAAGTTTAAATCCTGCGATGGCTGTCGCCAGTGTGGTCACGGTAGGTATAAAACCTTTCCATTCCACGAATTTGTCAAGTACATTTGCCGCTGCGCCCAGTACATCCAATAGTGCCCCGACCAGTGCTGGAAGTCCTCCGCTTACCAGACTGCTCGCATCATCACTTGCGCCCCCGAAGGCTTCCGAGAATTTCTGCTGCACATCTGATAACAAATCCATGATTGCCTGTAGCTGTGGCTCATGCTCTGCGATTGTATCTTTTAATCCGCCCAGTGTTGCTTCGGCGGTGCTTCCTATCCATCCAATAAATGACTGGAAATCATCCCACAGGTTCTGGATCACTCCAAGGAATGTCTGTACGCTTCCGGGCAGTTCTACACCGAAATCTTCCGACAGTGTTGACGAGAATGCTTCGGAGAAACTCTGACCGTCCACTATCTTTCCGACAAAATCCAGAACACCGCCTGCCATCTGACCGACTCCGTTCATGAATTCTTGGATTGGTAGTTTCTGAATGAGTTCGCTGAACCCTGCCGTAATATCCGGGATTTTCAATGCCACCGCATCTATGATCTGCATCGCATACGGTCCGAAGTCCTCTACCATGCTTATCTTTAGGTCGCTGATTGCCGACTGGAATCGTGCCAGTGCGCCTTGTAATGTTCCGGTCGCTGTTGCATCCATTGCATCCAGTGCGCCAGTCGAATTGTCGATTGCTCCGGCGAGTTCATCCCATGCTGATGCAGAGCCGTTTACTCCCTCTTTTACTCCGTCCAGTAAGTAACCAAACTGTGAGTAGTAGTTCGTTCCGGCAATTGCTGACATATAGGAGTTTTTCTGCTCCTGCGTCATTCCTGCCATTGCACCGTTTAAGTCCACGAGGATATCCCTCATGTTCCTCATTTCCCCGGAACTGTCGTAAACTGCGACACCTAAATCCTTGAATGCCTTTTGCGCTACATCCTTAGTGCTGATTCGTACAAGCATTGAGTTCAATGCTGTACCTGCTTCACTGCCCTTGATACCGTTGTTCGCCAAGATTCCGAGTGCTGTGGAGGTTTCCTTGTAGTTCATACCTGCAGCTCTGGCTGCACCACCGCATCCGATGAATGCATCCATAAGGTCTGCCGCCGTGGTATTCGCCTTGTTGTTGGTCGTTACGATAACATCGAGGTATCCCTGTAAGTCATCTATTCCAACTCCCATGGCACTCATGGAGTCTGTTACCTGGTCACTGGTGGTAGCAGGGTCTGCCTGCGTTGCTTCTGCGAGTTTAAGCACTGGTGTTAAGGCTGCGGTACTTTCTTCCACATTCCATCCCGCCAGTGCCATATATCCCAAGGCATCGGCCGCCTCCGAAGCCGTGAAGGTTGTCGCTTTACCTGCTTCTCTGGCCGCAGCAGACAGTTTCGCATAATCGTCCGCAGATGCCCCTGCGATAGCAGAGGTGTTTGCCATTGCCTGTTCAAATTCCGCATACTCATCAACCGCACCGGATATGAAGTCTCCGACCTTAACGGCTGCGAATGCTGCGGCTGCCACTGCTGCGGCTTTCTTAGCAACGCTCGCTATTTTGTTTAATCCGTCCTCGGTTACTCCGAGACTTTGCTTGAAAGAGTTTTCGACCTTGCCTGCGATTTTAATGGCGAGTTCCTGCTCTTTGCTGCTGCTTGCCAATGTCTGCCACCTCCTCGGCTATTTCCCGCAATTCAAAAACGGACAGAGATAGAAAGAAATCTATCCCGGTCCGTAATGTCATTGATAACTGTATTGCGAGTTTCCGGAGGTTTGCACCGTCAGTTGGACTTATTCCGCTCCGTAGAAAAAAGCTGTCACACGGTTCTTGACCTTGACTGCTTCCTTCGGGTGTAATCCCTTGAAAAATTCCACCGGAAGTTTGGTTGCCTTGGCGGCGATGATGCACGCATACTCCAAGGACATTTCCGGGAGGAATGTGAATGATCCGGTTCTGTCCAGAATCTTATTTGCTGCGATCATGTCCGCTGCTGTCAGATTGTCCAGTCCGCTCAGATCGATTTTGTCATAGGTTTCGCCCTCGAATGTGTACGGCTTATTAAAAACTACCGTATACTCGTTCTCGATCACTTCTCCGTCTTTGTCCAATACCTCTACTGCTACCTCTGTTTTCTTTGTCTCTTTTTCCATCTTGCTCGTCCTCCTTGATTAACACTGCTTTCTGATTTTTGCCAGTAAATCCACACCATTGACCTTGTAAACGTTGTTGATCTTGTCAAGTTCGATTCTCTGCTTTCCGTCCAACTCAATCATGATATATGTGATCTCCACTGTCACTGCTGCGTCCATCGCTCCGCCCTGCTTCACGGTGCCGCCTGTGAGTTTCTTCTGTCGTCCACGGACAACTACTCTCATTCCCTTATAGTCAATACCGCCTGTGCTCTTGACTGTGAACTGCTCACTGGCTCTGAGTGTCAGATTCAGCGAAGTTGCCGGGGACATGAGTTTGAATGCGTCCTCATCGAGGATGCGGAACGGAATCTCCAGTTCCATGCTTCCGAACTGTCCGATGATTACTTCCTCAATTTCTCCAAGGATACCGGGACCGCTCAGTGTCTCGGTCATTCCCTCGAAGTCCGGCAGGGAGATTTCCCCTGTCAGACCCACGAGTGCTGTTCCGTTGTTGTAAAGGTTGAAGTTATTAATAACTCCGGGAATACCTAATGCGCCCATTCTTATTCACCTCCGTTTAATGCTGCGGATAACATATCCGGGTCAAATTCCAAAATGTTGAGGATATCCTCTGCAGGTACATACGGTGCGAGGTACTGGTGGAACTGGATCTTGCCGTTGAGGATGTCTGTTACCGGGTTTTCGTCCTCGCTGAATTCAATTCTCGCCCCTGCACACTTGCCCTGTGATACATAGGAGTTTCCTCTGATGTTCTCGCTGTCTACGATGGACTCGATGAGACGGTAGTTGCCCGGTTCATCGACCTTCTGCTTGTAGGTCAGAATGAAGCTGTTGCCCCACCATGAGAAAAATCTACGGCAGCAGAACCATCTGTCTTTCGGGTCTGTATTCGCCGGATAGCACGCTGTGTTGTTGCCCCATGACTTCCATCCGGAATCATTGATTGCGGTAATGATTCCCTGTCCGTTTAAGAGGTTCGCCTGCGGCTGATCCAGTGTTACCTCTGTTCCATCTTCCAGACAGAGACCAGTAATTCCGATCAGCTTATTGGAAGGGGAGAGGTTCGGCACATCATCGTTGCTTGCGTCTGTGTACGCTGTCAATGCTCCGAAGATAGCGGAATATGCATACTGCTTCGTTCCGACCTTTACCTGCGGCCAGAGAAGTGCTGCGTGCTTGTTGGTGTATCCGTTCTTATTCTTCCAGTCATTGCAGTCTGTGTACTTGGTTGCTTCTGCGGTGTCGATATCGAGGATGCATTCGCAAGTGAATACTCCGTTGATTTCCTCGCACTTTGCTGCAAGGGCGATACCTACATTCGGCTTCTGCGTCCATCCTGGTGCTAAGAGCAGACCCGGTGTCATGCTGAATTTCGGATAGATGTGGCGGATTAACTCCATACCAGTCTCTGCTCCGGTGCTTGCACTGTATCCACCGATGATGTCGCTCTCTGTTACGGCAGTCGGGTCGATGCTTGTGCTATTGACTGTGAGGGTCTTGGCTGATGCACCCTTGCCTCCTGCGGTTAATGTGATCACAAGGTATCCGTCATCATCGAATGTCGTGATGTAGTCCGTTCCGGCTGTGAGTGTGGCTTCGTTTGCCTTTACCTCTACGGTATCTGCGAGGATGCCTGCCACCTTTACTGTTGCCTGCATTTTCTCCACATTCACGGTCTGTTCCTCGTTTGCTTTCTTGTGTTTCTTCGGGTCGAGCACATTGATTAAGATAATCGGTGCGACATTGAGAACACGGAAGCAAGCGTCCATGCTCTGGCAGAGCGTGTAATTCTTGAAATCGTCACTGTATCCAACCTGCTCCACGGCTTCACTGAAACTGTAGGCGATCATCGGTACATTGGTTGCCTTGTACGGGTCGGCTGCGAGGTTCACAGGTGCTGTTCCGATGATTACCTGCAGTCCGGCTGTTCCTGTAACGGGTGCGACCAGGCTCGTTGCCTGCTCTTTTACCCTTACTCCATGATTGTAAGCCATTGCTTTTCTCTCCTTCCTTAAGCCTTATACTCGGCTGCTTTTTTATAAAATACATAAGCGGCACCGCTCTGTGATGCGATGTCTGCGTTCACGGCCGCCAGATTGCTGATCGGCACGACCAGATTGTAAATCGCAGGTTCTTTCTCCATTGCGGTTTTCAATCCGTCCGGCAGTCCGTTGTTGAAGAACTGATTGTGTGTTGCCACTCCCAGAATTGTCGGGCCGGCATACACCATCGTTTCCTGTGTCTTGGCTACCGTCTTTGCTTCCTGCTTGGCTTCCGCCTGCACTGCTTTTGTCTTTGCTTCGCTCATGCGAATCTATCCTCCTTCCTTATTGCTGCTGTTGCAAATGTCATGCTCGCTGCTCCGAAGAAGTAAGGGAATGATTCTTCGTCCTGCAGTGCCCAGTCGAATGGGTGCTGCTCATCATTCATAAAATAGAATTGCTTTGCGAGCATTGGTTCTTTCATGAACCGTTCCTGTATCTTCTGGATGATTCCAAGGACACCCTTGTGTCCGTTGTTTCCTGCGTCATCGTCAAAATATCCGATCAGCAGTGTGACGAACACTTCCTGCGGTTCTACACCGCCCTTGGCTTGCCCTGTTTCCACTCGGACGATCACATACGGAATCGGGTCCGGTGCATCTTCGTCCTGTCTGATGGGGAGGTTCTGCTCATAGACATTCATCTTGATGTACTCCCCTGCGGAATCCTTGAAGAGGTCATCCCTAAAAATAACCCCTATTTCCTTTACAAGTTCTTCCTGTAAAATCTGCGCCGTCATTTACTTGCCTCCCAGTATTTTGTCGATCTGCTTCTGGATGTTCTTCTGCAGGTTCTTTTCTATGTTAGGCTTTACGATGCCATATACCTTGGCTTCGTTTCCTACCATGGTAGGAATGGACGGACTGAGTAATTTCTTAAGTGGCAGCCTTGATGTTCCTTTTCTCTGAACTACAGAAACATGACCACTTCCGAATTTGGTAATAAAAGCCTTGAGGTTACCCTTTTGCAGACTTTTCAGTCCACTTGCTTTCAGTACCTTACCTCTGGCCGCATCTGTTGAAGTATTGTCTTTGTACTTGAAGTCCGCCAACTCATTCACTGCCCCTGTAATTTTCAGAGTGGCTGTCGGATTGGATGCCGTTGCGTTCTTCTGAGCGATAGCCTTCTTAAACCTCGGACTCTTTACCGCATAGGTTTCCTTGGCTTTGTCAGCCAGATCCTTTTTGGCATCCCTGGCGGTCGCATTCACGGCATTCTTTAATGCCTGCGGTGCTTTCGCTTTCATGTCCTTCAGTTTCAGTTCTATCCTCTGGAGTTGAGTCTGGTCGACTTCAAACTCTATCATTCCGCTTTGCAATCCACTCATTACTTCGTCCTGTTAGCCTCCATGGTTATTGTGTATACTCCGTCCTCGTCTGTGGAATCGGTTACCATGTACCTCTTTCCATCAAAGACGATCTGCCGACCGATGGCGGGCAGTGGTCCGAAGTCATCCGCCTTGACATAGATTAGTTTCTGCTTCACATACACACCGTCCATGTTGGATTTCATCTTCTTTTCTCTTTCGATGATTTCATTGTCATCTACGAGAACCGGGATTTCTTTTCCGTCCACGGTGTGCATATCTGCGAATTCATCCACATTCATGAATGTGTTATTCACATCGTCCTAAGTCGATACCCTTATCCTTTGCGTATTCGAGTACCTCTGCCATTTCATCTATCTGCTCTTTCCAGTCACGACCCTGTTCTGCAGCTATCTGCTTGAAGGTCTTTTGTCCTGTGTTCAGAGCAATCTTGTTTGCATTTGCTTCCTTCTGAGGGTCAATCCATTTCTTCGGTGCTGTGATCCATGCGTGCTCGAAGTACTTATCCTTGTTATCCCAGAAGTCCTTTGCGTCCAGTTCCCCTGCGAGCCACAGCGAAATAATAAAGGTTTCATATATTTCGTCCATGACTTCCATCAGCATCTCTTTTTCCTCTGCGTAGGTCATGTCATCTTCGATGATGCCCTGTCTGGTTGAGGAGTAGTTGCTCTCTGACATATCACGGCTTGTGGCTTCGTAACTGATACCCTGTCCTGCTCCGACAAGTCTCTGCTGAAGCTTGATGTAACTCGCTGCATCCGTTGCCTGTCCGGTCGGGTTTACGACCTGTATCTCATCTCCGGCATTGAGTTCCTTAATCATGCCGGGGGCGATGGATTTTCCCTGGTAGTCCTGGTGCGGTCCCGGTATGCTGCCGTTCTGACGACCGATTCCGGTTGTCGGTAACTGCTTTTTGATGAATACCGAAAGACAGGCCGCTATTCACTCTTTGACCGATACGGCTATCATGAATTCGTTAGCGTCTCGGATTCTTGTGATTGTCGGACTCATATCGGACATCTCACGCACCTGCGATGGGCGGTGTTTTGTGTATAAAAAAATGACATCTTTCGCATCCACATATACGGGATTTGAGAGTGCCATTCCGTCCACGGAATACTGTCTGATCCAAGTATACAAATGGAGCTGCCGGACACTTGGATGCAAGGACCCATCGGAAGTTTATATGAAGTATGGCAAAGAGGAAGCGGCCGAGAAGATCCGAAAAGCAATCAGCAACGCAGAGCAGATAGACATCGAGGAGGACAATATCCCGGAAGCAGTCGAGGGAGCACCTGTGAACTTAAGACAGCCGGAAGGTTGGATTTATTCAGAAAAGGGAATCAGCGTGATTGATGAAAAGAAGTACGCACCAGTTATGGTATGCAGAACCCCGATCATTATCACGCAGCGACTGCGGAGCATGGAAACAGGAGAGGAAAAGATAGAGGTAGCATTCAAAAGGGATGGGCAGTGGCACAAGGCAATCTACCCACGAAGTACCATCTTCACATCCAGAGCCATCACAGCACTGGCAGACTTAGGATGCACCGTCACATCGGAGAACGCAAAGCACATCGTAAAATTCTTGGCAGCACTGGAAGCCGAGAACATAGACATCATAAAGAAAGCAGACTCCACAAGCACATTCGGATGGCAATCCGGAAAGCGGTTCGTGCCGGGGCATGACAAGGACATCGTTCTGGACATTGACCCATCGCAGAGGGGCATGGCAGCGGCATACTGCCAGAACGGAACAATGGCAGACTGGCTCAAAATGATAAAGCCACACCGAAGCAGAGACAAGTTCCGGTTCATACTGGCGGCCAGTTTCACAGCACCGCTCCTGCGAATCATAAAGCAGAGAATATTCTTCGTGTACAACTGGGGCGGTTCAAAAGGCGGAAAGACCGCAGCACTTAAGGCAGCACTCTCCGTATGGGGCGACCCGGAAAGACTGATGGTAAATTTCAACGCAACGCAGGTAGGCTTGGAGAGAACCGCATCCTTTTACTGCGACCTCCCACTGGGAATTGATGAGCGACAGTTGGCAGGAAACAACCAGAACTCACTGGAGAAAATCGTGTACATGATCGCCAGTGGTACAGGAAAGATACGAGGTGCAAAGAGCGGTGGTATCCAGGCAACACAGACATGGAGAACCGTGGCACTGGCAACCGGGGAAGAACCGCTATCAACAGAAACATCGCAGACAGGTGTAAGCACCCGTGTGCTTGAAATATACGGCGGACCATTTGACGATGAGAGGGAAGCCTCCGTCATGCATCAGCAGTCTGGAATGAACTGCGGATGGGCGGGGCCGGCTTACATCGGAATGCTCCTGCACACAGATGAGAGAAGCATCACGGAGAAATATGATGAAATGATGCAGTATGTGTACCAGATCAGCCGAGGAAAGAGCGGATCACACATAGCAGGCATCGCAGCGGTGGCACTGGCAGACGCAATCATCGATACATGGGTATTTAATAACGGAGAATGGCTGAAACGGTACGAAAATGGAGAATTTGATACGGAATCAGCCAAAACCAACACGGAAAAACTGCAAATCGACCCGGAATCATGGGAAAGAGCCAAAGAGATGGCAAGGAACATCCTGCAGGAGCAGATGAACGCAGATACCGGAGATGTAAACGAGAATGCCACGCAGTACATCGTGGACTGGATACTGTCAAACAAGGACAGCTTCGGGGAGAAAGCCTTCGGAACGTGCCTTGGCATGATCCAGAACAAGAACGCATACATCTTCCCGTCCATGCTGACGCAGGCACTCACGAAAGCAGGGTACTCATCCAGAAAGACACTGAAATACCTCGCAGATAAGGGTCTGATCGGAGTATCAGTCCTTAAGGATGGCAGCACCAAGAACTCCGTAACAAAATGGTTCAACAACCGAAACTGTCGCTTCGTGGAATTCCACCTAGGCGACCTCGCAGAGGAAAAGGACCCGTTACTGGAGGAGGAAGAAATCGCAGAGCAGATGAAACCGCAGCAGATGAGTCTGCCGGGAACAAATGACGGATGGCAGACCATACCCGATGAGGAAGCAGATAAGCTGCCGTTCAATTAGTCACAGAATTTGCGATTTAGTCACAAAAACCATGGAGCAGAAAAAATTGTGTGACTGGAAATTATGTGACCAAAATCGCTAAAAAGTTATAAAAAACCTTAAAAAACCGCACACCTAAAATTAGGTGTTTAGTTAGGTGTTCGGTTAGGTGTTTAGTAAAAAACCCAGTAAAATCAAGGCTTTTAATAACATCTAAACACCTAAAACACCTAAATCACTATTTTTATTGTATTTACGGAAAATTGTGTGACTGCATGAAGGGTTAGTCACAGAAATCACTAAAAAAACATGGTGTATTTCAAAAATTAGGTGTTAGGTGTTTAGTAACCCCGATAAAGCCAGTAAAATCAAGGGTTTCACACCGCACACCTAAATGAACACGTAGGTGTGCGGTGTGAAAAATGGAGCATTAGGTGTTCGGAGACAGAAAGGGTGGTGCGAATGGAAGATGAAAGCATCCAAAAGGATGAAGAAAAGCTGAAATCGCTACTGGAGACACTGAAAAAGAATGACGAGAATGTGCCAGAGGAACTCCTAAAGACCAAGTACAAGAAACCGTACCAGGAACTAAAGGATAGCATCAAGGAAGTAGCGGATCAGATCTCCGGCAGGAGAATCAGACAGGACATCGTTATAAAAAACGATGATGCCGGACAGGTTCTCATAAAGCAGATACAGGAAATGCTTGAGGAAAAACGGAGAGCCGGAACGGGCAAGGAACTCGGCAGGACACTCTACAAGGAATACAGTGTCGAGAAATTCCTACAGGTGGTGGAAGAAATCAGAATAGCAGTCTGGAATCTGTGGATACCTTACTGGCAACAACACTGCTGCTTATACGCAGCACCGGAGTGCTTCGATGAGGACGGACCGCCACCGAAGATTTATAACGATCTGACAAAAGAGTTCCTTGTAGACCAGGAACAGAACATCTGGGAGAAGAAACCAGAGTGGGAAACAGAAAACAGAATGATCATCACAGCCGGAGCGTGCCACATTCTGGCTGAGGGATTAAGAAATAAGGAGGAGCAAGACAATGGATAACAGACAGGCAAACATTAACAGATTTGAAGCAGAGATGGCAAAGGTAACAAGAGACGGAGTGGACAAGCTGATGGCATTTATCAGAAAGAGCGATATGTACGCAGCACCTGCAAGCACCAGATTCCACCTTTCAGTGACAGGCGGACTGCTGCAGCACTCACTCAATGTACTGGATGCACTGAGGGCGAACCTTACAAAGAACGATGACGGCACATACTCATACGAGGTCGCAGGAGTTCCGGCAGCCAGAGTGACAGAGGAAAATGTGATCATCATGGCACTGCTCCACGACATCTGCAAGACCTACTTCTACACAACAGAAATCAGAAACCGCAAGGTAGGTGGAAAGTGGGAGCAGTATGAAGCATTCGCAGTGGATGACAAGATTCCATACGGACACGGAGAAAAGTCGGTAATGATGATCGAGGAATACATGAAGCTTCAGCCAGTGGAACGATATGCCATCAGATGGCACATGGGGTACACCGAAGCCGACACCTTATCATTTAACAATGCTATCGACAAGTATCCAATGATCTGGGCACTGCATTCCGCAGACACACAGGCAAGCCACTTCATGGAAGCCAACGAGGGAAACAAACTGGCATACGCAGACAACGGATCAGCGGAATACGCAGATCAGCCGACCATGCAGGAGGCAACCGCCCCGGTATTTGAGGAGGCGACACCAGTATAAGCATGATGGAACTGCTGTCCCAGATGAGAGAGCGAGCCAGAGCCAAGAAGCAGCGCAAAGGAAGCCTGCCGTGGTTTTGTATCATTCTTTCGGACAAATGCGTAGAGCCGGAAAAACCCTGTACTGAGTGCAGGGTTTACGAGGAACATAAAGAAGAAATCGAAAAGGAGATGGAGAGACATGATCATCAAGATTGAAGCAGTACCGAAACTTGTAGTGGAAGATGGAGTAGAGAAAGTCGTCATGGGAGAAAACAATCGGCCAGTGTGGGATAAAGAAAGAGCACTTATCACAACCAAGGGCGGCAATTACCGCAGAATCGTCACACTCACAGACGAACTGGCGGCAGAGGTGGTAAAAGGACACCGATACTTCAATGCAGTAGAGAAAAACGGAAAACTCCACATCACAGGGAGAGTGTCCGCCAGATTTTAAGGAGGCAGACGATGACAGCAAAGAACGCAGAAGGGTATCCAGACCCAACAGCAGAGGAAGCAATCCGCCATGTAATGCGTGGCGGAAAACTGGATTATACATCCTTCAGAACCTACGAGGAACTGCAGGACTACACCATAAAGCATAACAAGGGTATAAACACCAGAGAAGCAGCCGACAAATTCATCCGGGAGAAGATGCCAAAGGAAAGCTACTTCCAGAAGAAAATCCTCGACTGGATAAAGGATAACGCACCAAATGCCATCGCATGGAAAGAAGCAGCCGGCCCGTACTCCAGACAGGGAATCCCAGACATTACCTGCATCATCAATGGCAGGTATTACGGATTCGAGGTCAAGCGGCCATTTATTGGGGTGCTGAGTAAGATGCAGGAGCAGACGATAAAGCAGATCCGCAGAGCAGGTGGCAGAGCATGGGTAGTCACTTCGGAAAAGGAAGTAGCAGAAATCCTGCTGCCGGAACTGACACAAAAATAGCAAGGGAGCAAACAGAATGAGAGTAGCAATCGAACCGAGAAAAGCAACTGACCGTGGCGGATATTACTGTATGCCGCTGAAGGTAAATGTGCCGACAGGACGCAAGGACTGGAAGCTGACCAAGTGCCCGGAGTGCGGTGCACAGTGTTGGGAACTGCCACTGGCAGAAGTAGCCAAGGCGCAGGGAGCAAAAGGACTCTGCACCATGTGCGCTTTAAAGAAGGGAGTGAGCGGAAGATGAATGATGATGAAAAGTGTTGCTGCGGAAACTGCCTGCACCACAGACCATCATGGGAAACAGGACATCTGAGCGGATGGCACTGCGATAACTTCATGGCAGACGCATACGGATGTGATACGGAGTACGATGATGGAGAAGGATGTCCAGATTTTGAAAGCAAGAGGTAGGCAAACCATGTGGAAGATTTTCATAGAATACGATGATAAAAGCAAATTGACGATAACCGGAAAGCACAAGGATATTCCGGTAGAACTGGCGAACAAATACTACAGAGAATATGTGAAAAGCAGCGTATGCAATGCCACATATCAGCAGTATCCAAAGAAAGACCATAAACCAATGTCACTAGCAACGAAGATCATGGAACTTCAGAAGGGAGCGTAGCAATGGGAGAAAAACCATTAACAACCGAAGAACTACGGCAGATGGCAGGACAGCCAGTGTGGTGTCCGGATGAGGAAGCATACGGAATCGTGATGTGTGACAAAATCGGGCAATGGGCAGGCATTCCATTCCTGCACGGAGTATGGTACGGGGATGGCAATGGCTGCGGTGTGGAATTTAATCATAATATCATCAAGAGAAGGCTGAGATGCTACAGAACGATCAGCGAGAAAGACATCCCGAAACCACTCATAAAGAAAGCAGCATTCGGAGATATTGTGATGGTATGCCCAAACTGCGAAAACGCAGCCGTTATCAATCCATACAGAAAAATCAATCCATACAGAAAAGACAGGGAATTATATCCGCACTGTCCATGGTGTGGGCAGAAATTAAAGGAGGCAGAGGATGAGACTGAAAAAGAAAATCAGTAGGCAGAGTAAGATATTTAAAAAGGCGATCAATGCAAAGTGGGCATTCTACTGGGCAAAGTTTATGACAGAAGCAGCGACTATCTGCAGGAAGTACACGCATGAAGTAATCGAAGGCAAGGGAACGGATCATGAATATACACACCTCTCATCTGCAATGTGATTGGCTGAGGATGAGTGGTACATTGCCCCCCCCCGGTGCCCATGCGACTGGTTAGCGTTGGTACATTACCGTCCTCTGCTATCGTCACTCTGCTGTCCTGTGGGTGGTTTTCTAATACGATGGGTACATTGTTACCGCCGGTCCCCATCTTTGTTGTGAGCGTGGGCGATACCTCGCTCTTATCAGCTACCCTGCGTCTGTCGCTGATGTCATAGCACTCGACATCATCTGTGCCTGTCTTATGAGTGCCAGTCTTAATATCTCCGGCAGTTCTTTGCCACGCTTCTCGGCTCTCCGTAAAATTCCCAGACAAGCCTTCTCGCTCAAATAATATTTTTGGTGCGGTGTTTCCTCCAAAATCTGCGACAAGGTAGATACGCTTTCTTCTTTGGGGCACTCCCCAGTATTGGGCATCAAGCACTCGCCAAGCGATGGTGAAATGGTCGCCCATGATGCATCCGGCTGTCTGCCATTTTCCCTTCGGAGGGAGAGGTACATTGGATTCTTCGTCTGTGATGCTGACGATTTCTTGGAGGACTGCCTGGAAGTCCTTGCCCTTGTTACTGCTGAACGCTCCGGGCACGTTCTCCCAGACCATGTATCTTGGTCTGATCTGTTTTCCTGTTCTGCCTGCTGCTCTGTCACTTTCTCTCATCTCCTTTATGATCCGTATCTGCTCACGAAACAGATTGCTTCGTGAACCGTCCAGACCCTCACGCTTTCCGGCTATGCTCATGTCCTGGCATGGAGAGCCGCCTGCGATGATGGTCACTGGCTCTAAGTCTGCACCGTTTAACTTATTGATGTCTCCGAGGTGTTTCATCTCCGGGAAGTTCTTTGTGGTTACCAGTATCGGAAATGGTTCTATCTCGCTTGCCCATATCGGTCTGATTCCGAATATCGATCCTGCCAGTTCAAAGCCACCGCTTCCAGAGAACAAAGACCCCATTGTTATTTCCTGCTTCATCTGCCCCACCCCAGTTTCTTTCCGCACCAGTGGCAGTGCGTGTGGTTTCGGGAGGTTCTCTTTCCGCAGGCAGGGCAGCAGTAAAAGTCCATACCTCTCTTGATTACTGGTGCTTCTGTCTCGTATTTTTCGACCATCCGCTTATGCTCATCTGCCATGCTCTGGTAGTCGTACACGATGTCCATCGCCTGTGTGAGTGCCTCCTCTATTCTTTCTGCCATCTCCACATCTTTTGGGTCTCCCTCAGTTATCTTCTGCGAGTATTCTGTCTGCGCTTCCTTCAGAAGTGGGATGATCTCCGTTTCCTTAATATGTATCACTTCTCCGCCTCCTTTGGTTTCGGTGGGTCTACCAGTCCGAATGTCATGAGTGCCATGTTATATCCTCGCACCTGGTGCGTGAATGGCGACACCTTGACTGGCGGTGGGATGAGTGGCTCTGGCTTCGGGTTCATGCGTTCCCGGTCGACTGCTGCCATTACTTCGTTCAGCTTCTTTCGCTCTGCTTCGATGGACGGTGGCAAGTTTACCAGTCCTGCCAGTCTGTTCAGCAGTTCGATGTCAGCCGGTCCGCTTAGTGTCTGCGTCTGCCTGCTCCACTTCATCTTTCCCCAACTCTTTATGATTGTGAACTGGACATTGTCTGCTTCTCTTATGAGTATCTGTCCGTCCTTCATTGCCATTTTCATTGTTGGTTACTTCCTTCCTGTTAGTCCGTGTTTTCTTCGTATTCGTCTCTGGATATTACTCTTACCTTTTCAACTGGGACGTGGTAGAACTGCGCCATGCCTTCCTTCTGGCTCTCTGCGTATTTCGTGAAATCAGCCTTCTGTAATCCGCTGAGTGAAATATCTACAATCGTTGCTGCGTATCCGACTGTGCCTTCTCCGCCATATATCTCTGCGTCCTTTACCTCGAAGTAAATTCCGAGCGACATTGTTATATTGTCCATGCTTGCTTCCCCTTCCTGCGGCCGTTCATCTATTCTTCCGTGTAGAATGTGTGGTTACCGTGTGTGAATAATTTTTTCAGTGTGGTGTTGTGCCATGTGGTTTCATCCGTGGTTCTCTCGAAGTATGTCGCTCCTCGGCTCTCATCCCAGTGCTCTACCTGCACCATTTCCAGTGCCCGGTAGCAGTCTGCGTCCGGTTCTACCCTGTCGTATCTTCCATTTTCGTATGCTGCGAACTGGGTATCCTCTGTAATCACTCCCTCGATGGTATCCGGGAAGTCATCGCTCCATACTCGGTTCAGCACTACCAGTATGACCAGTGCCTTGCCCTCGGTGTCCTCGCCCTCTGCTTCCGCCATGGCGATTTTCGCTAATCTGTAGGAGTCATCCGCATCCCAGTCCAGACTGCCGATTGCTGCGGTCGTTGTCGGTACTGGTGTCTCAGTGCTCTGGAGGATTGCGTTGTAGTAGGATTGTTCCTCTGCCTGCTCTGCTGCCTTGTATGCGTCACGCTCTTTGCACATCTGTTCATATTCTTCCTGCGTCAGCCATGTGTCCGAGCCTTCCACCTGCACCATGCCTATGTGGTTTTCCTCTGTGTACTCGCTCCAGTCCGGCATCGGTTCGTTTGCCCATGCGATAAGCAATCCGACAAACATTCCCGCTCCCACTATTACCGCTACTGCATCCCCTGCTATGCGCTTCAGCTTTCTTTTCAGAATTCGCTTCTGTCTCCTACTGAGTTTCAAATCGTCATGCACCTCCTGCTTACTTCTCGACTGCTTCCAGTCTCTTTTCCTTCCTGTTGTAGAGGATCATCTCTTTCTCATCCTCTGAATGGAGCATATAGTCATCCGGGTTCATCCCCTTCTTGACCAGTATCTCTTTCTGATTCCTTGTCAGTTTCTTTGGCTGTTTCATATGCTCTCTCCTTTATACTTACTTGACTTTTACCAGTACCTCATTATGCTCTCTAGGCTTCTTGGGTCTGGCATGGAACAGGTTCTCCAAGGCTTTGAAGAGTAACTGTTCCGTTCATGCTCCCTGAGTATTCTTTGGGGTAGCTGTACTAGTCGCCTGCAGTGCGGTCTTTTTCATTCCCCGCTACCGAGTGTTAAATCGCACCCACGCATCCATGCTCTCGGTATTCTCTCTCTGCGTGTTTCTCATCTGCCTCCGAACCGTTGTTGTTTTACTTGGGTCTGCGTTCCCTACCCCAATTACGACAGCTATTCATGCAGGCTCATGTCCTGCTGCCGGAGCGATTTACTGCGGCGGCTCGCTCCTACCTATCGGTTTTTATCCTGGTCGATGCTTGCCAGTGTGTTTCTTCGGTATTCAGTTTTTAGGCGTGATGCATACGCATCGTTCTGTTTTTTTGGTATCTGTTGCCTGCACCGGGCAGGTGTAGTTGATTTTGCCATTGTCAGTGCTGCTTCGAAGCATTCCGCTTTCGTACAGGTGCTTCCTTGCGTATCTGGCACTCACTCCCTTTGTGCTACAGAAGTGATTAAACTCCGGAACTCTGATGCGGTATTCTCCGTCCTCTAGTTCCTTACCCTTGGTCAGTTCTGTTACAAAGGTATCTGTGTCAATCAGTGCGGCCTGCTTGTCCAGTGCTCTCCATTCTGCCAGTTCATCAAGTCCGTTGATGTCAACCTGTGCCTTGCTGAACACATCCAGTATCATGGGGATTCTTTCATCCGGGGCCGCTGCCAGTATCTTTGCTATCTGTATGGCAGTCTTGATATCCAGTTCTTCCATTCCACTTGCTCCTCTCTG